AAATAGCTACTGGACAATCACTGACGAGATCTATCAGATATAACAGATCGGGGATTAAGTATCTTCGGTTTTGGCTAAAAGGCAATATTAGAATAAGTGGGAATAATTTTGCCTATTATACATCAACAATAAATACCGCAGGAGCATGGCAATATATTGAAATGCCATATTATATACATGATTATAGAGATGTTAGGGATAGCCTTACTATTGTAGCTATATCTGACAGCTATTTTCAAAAGATTGAAATTGATGAAAAAGTCTGATATGAAATACATAATAAGTGTTGCTGTTTTGATTGGGCTGGAAATGAAAATAAATTGATATGACTAAACTACTTAAATATACTACCGGAGGACTGTTTGTCTTTTTGCTGATACTGGCATGGCAGGGCTTGCAGTTAAAGAACAAACTTGATAAGGCCCGGACTGAAATCGAAAGGTTAAAGGATAATCAGGTGCAGTTACTTGCTGCCAGAGCGCAGGATCAGACACTAATTTTAACGCAACGGGAATTAACGGGGAAAGTACTGGCCGAACGGGACAGCCTCGCAAAAGCGTTGCAGATACGTCCTAAAGAAGTCATCCGTTACGTTGACCGGGTAATAATTGAAACGATCAGGGACACGGTTGAGGTCGAATCAACGTTCCTGCAGAACATGACATGGCACCTGACAGACGGGGATAAGTGCTGGAGGTGGGAAGCCGACGCGAAACTTAATGATCTGGATCTTGATGTCAACAGGACATTATTTGATTACCGCAATAAAAGCACGGAGGTCTACTGGTGGCAACGGCGGAGGTTCCTTGGTCTTCGCATCGGTCGGAAAGATTACTATCAGAGGGTGCTTCCTGAGTGCGGGGACATTTCAACGCGAAGTATTGAGATACGAAAGAGATAGGTTTTCTGGTTTCATTTTGGGTTAGGGTTAGCTCCGGAGGTTTTATAGGTTTACTCCGGGGCTTTTTCCATATATACAGTTTTTTGCATATGTTAAAGTTATGTTAAAATTGATAAAATATTTTTATATGTTAAATAACCTTTATATATTTACATCATAATTAAAAACCGTCAAGAAATGAAACCACAGACTATTCAAATTAGCTTAGATCATCTAAGAAAAATCATTTACAATGCTGAAACTGCAAAGAAGAATGACAGCTCGCTATCTGAAACATTAGTTTTTGAATTAGACAAAGAAACCGATTCGCATTTAGGATCAGATGGTATTAGGGTCACTCTGAAATCAGGTTATTCTGAATGTTACGGGAGAGAAATTTGGTAAAGCACTTGACGGTCGGCCCGGCGATAACCTCAAAGGGTTCGACCTTCTTAAATTTACGACAATGAAATACAAAGGTTATACACTTGAAACAGTAAACGGTTCAACCTACATTTATAAAGGAAGTGAACTGAAGGGGTGCACTCATTCAGATTTAAAGCTGGACAATTCAGTTGAAAAGGCAAAGGTTAGAATTGACAATGGCAAAGTAAATATGATAGGATGAAAGTATTAATAGGCTTTGAAGAATCTCAAACTGTTTGTATTGCGTTCCGGAATAAAGGACATGAATCTTATTCATGTGATCTTGAAGATTGTTCCGGTGGTCATCCTGAATGGCACTTAAAAATGGATTTTTTCAAAGCTCTCAGACTGAAAGAATGGGACTTGATAATCCTTCACCCTCCTTGTACTTATACAGCCATTTGTGGCAATCGTTGGTATTGGAATAGTTCGTTAAGGGTCGAAGGCATTGAGTTGTGCAGAAACGCCTGGAATGAATCCTGCGGAGTTTGTGATCATGTTGCACTGGAACAGCCAAAGACAATAATGCAAAAATACATCGGTAAAAAATCACAGGTTATTCAACCTTGGCAATTTGGACACGGAGAAACAAAAGAAACTTGGATATGGTTGTATAATCTTCCAAAACTGGAACCTACAAATATAGTTGAAGGAAGGGAGCATAAAATATGGAAAATGCCACCGTCGCCTGACAGACAGAAATTAAGATCAAAAACCTATCCCGGAATTGCAGAAGCTTTCGCATCTCAATGGGGATAAAATTAACAATATGAAAATATCAATCAAATCAATTTTAGAGGCTCACAAGGCCCGGACAGGAGAAAGAGTATCGCTTAATCAGATCGCCAGAGAAATGACCGCAGAGGGGCTTTTCCGTAACTTTGCGAGTGCCAGGGGAATGATTTATTATAACACTTCAGGGAAGGCGAAGATGTTAGATATTGATCTGATCAAATTTCTAATGTCCCGATTCAACATCGACAATATGAATGAAATAATTGAACAATAAAACCTACAAAAATGAATGAACTATTTAAAGAAACTGAAACCGCTATTGTAAAAGTCAATGCATCCGATTACGGGCTGGATGAAACGAAAGCCGCCGAATTGATTAAAAACCTTCCGCAGATAATCAAAGAGCGGGAAGTTTTTGTATCTCAGTTTGATCAGGTTATCCGCAAGGATATTGAAGCCCTGGAAACGGCAAAAGAGGCTCATGATCTCAGGTTACGAATCCGGGATAATCGCACAAAAGGAATTGAAGTCTGGCACAAAACTACAAAGGATTATTTCCTGAAGGGTGGCCAGTTCGTTGACGCTATAAGGCGCAAAGAAAGCGCCGTTAATGAGCGCATGGAAACTGATCTTGAAAAGATTGAAAAATATCAGGAAATACGGGAAAGCAAACGTCTTGAAAAACTCAGGGTTGACAGACTTGAAATGTTGAAACCTTATACCGAAATTGAACCTTTGGCACTTGGCCACATGGAACAGGCTGTATTTGATAATTTACTGGCCGGGTTTCGGGTTGCTTATGAGGCCAGAGTTGCGGAAGAAAAGAAAGCCGAAGAGGAACGTATTGCACGGGAGAAAGCAGAAGCCGAAGCAAGGGAAGCGCAAAGACTTGAGAATATAAGACTAAAAGCTGAAGCCGACAAGAAACAGGCCGAACTTGAAGCTGAACGTAAAGCAGTCAGGTTAGCACAGGAAAAGCGGGATGCTGAACTGGCAATGGAAAGAGCAAGGGTTCAAAAGGAACGTGAAGAATTAGAAGCAAAAGTCCGGAAGGAACGCGAGGAACGTGAACGGATCGAAGCTCAGTTAAAAGCTAAACAGGATGCCGAACGCAAAGCCGAATCTGCCAGAATTGCACAGGAAAAGGCCGAAGCCAAAAGGTTAAAACTGGCCCCAGACAAAACAAAGTTAATTAACTTCGCTCAGGCAATTAACGACCTTCCGAGGCCGGATGTAAAGAGTATTGAAGCCGCTGATATTGCTTCAAAGGCAAATATTAAGCTTTTTGAGGTTGCCGCTTACATCAGGGATAACGCTAATAAGTTATGAATAAGTATCAGAATGACCGTTGCCCTGTTTGCGGTGAGCAGTTTCCGGACTTGATCGGTGAGTATGAGTTCCAATGCCCGGAATGTTACACAACCCTTAAAGTAAAGTATTTTGAGCTTTATAGCCAGCGGGTCGGAGTTTATGCAAATGGATTTTATATTGATCCGGATGATTACAGACCGGTAAGTAATTTGTCACTTATTAAAACCTTATAAAATGGAAAAGATTCACTGGAAAAAAGTATTCAATTCTGACTATCTCGGATCGTGTGATCTTGAGAATGGCGGAGATCTGAAAGCGGTAATTAAATCAGTTACCGTAAAAACAGTTAAGAGCCCGGAAGGGAAAGAACAGGAGCGCAACGTTGCAACATTTACCGATGCGAGTATTAAACCAATGATCCTTAATGTTACAAATTGTAAGACTATTAAAAAGTTTGCAAAGAGTAAATTTATAAACGACTGGAATAATATCCCGGTCCATATTTATGTAAAGGATGACATCCGGGCATTTGGGGACGTTACCGAAGGATTGCGGATCAGGGAAATTCAGCCTAAAATGGATAAGCCAAAGTTAACCCCGGACTTAGCAGCATGGAGTAAAGCTGTTGAGTTCCTTCAGGGGAACGGCACAATGGATCATATCAAGGCAAAGTATGAGTTAACCCCGGAAAATGAAGAGGCTTTAAAACAGGCTGTATTATGAAGCATTACGACATAGAACAAAATACCGAAGAGTGGGATGCTTTACGGATCGGTAAGTTTACAGCTTCAACCTTTGCAGATCTGTTTATGGCAAAGACGACAGCCGGATACAGGAAAGCAATTATTAAGGTTGCTTATGAACGTGTTACCGGGGAAAGCGAAGAGGGATACAGTAATAAATGGATGCAGCGAGGTCATGAAAAGGAACCGTTTGCCGTTGAAAATTATGAACTCTTTACTTTCAATACCTGTGAAGCGGCCGGATTTTATGAGTATGATGAATTTACAGGGGCCAGTCCGGATCGGAAGATAGTAGGT